GATCGTAATCCCGCAGCAGGAAGCCTTGCTTCTTGAGCTGGGCTTTGATGATCTTGCGGGCCTGCTGACGGGCCTCGATCTTAACCTCGCCGCTGACGCCCTTCGAGCTTGTGGAGGCTCGACCGATACGCAGCGTACCGTCGTAGAGTTGCTCAAGACGAGCCTCGGCAACCTCCATTGCCTTGTCCTTCAGCTCCTGCTCGTTTGGGACTTCCTTCTTCGTGAGCTTGGTCGCTCCGCCATTGAGAACGACTTTAAGCCCGGCGAGAACCACTTGGTCCCACATATCCTGTGGGATGTCCTCCACAGCCACCTCAATATTGGCCTTGGCCTTGACGATTGGCACCCGCACGATTTTACGTGGGGCCTCAGTCTGTACGTCACTCATAGTAATCTCCTCTTGGATGATGGTTACTTCGTCTATGGTGGTAAGCGACATGCATGTCTCCTTTGCTAGCTCCACCCATATGCCCCTCGCATGAGGGGCATAGAGGTTCAGCGCACGCCTAGGCAGAAAGCCGTATTGAGCTTGGCTTGGTAATTCCGCATTGTTTGGGGAGCTTTGACTGGATCGAAGCTGTTGGACATGGCAAGCACCCGTCCGGTTCGATTGTCTCTGAGGGAGTAGCGGTAGGTTCCATCTATCTTGGCCTTGTAGATCTGGTAAGGCAAGTCCATTGGAGTCTCCGTTGGTTAGAGTTTTAGTGTGGGGTAGTCTAGCACGTTTCTGCGGCGGCGTCAATGCGACAAATTGTCGCACCTAATCTGTGAAGGTTTTGGTCGGTACCCTTGGCTTATCCCCCCTGACCACGGTCACGACCATACTAGTCCACTCTGGGCATTTGGACATGGCATCAGCTATAGCCCCAACGATGTTGTCCTTAACCGTTGGTAGCGTTAGCTCCAGCTCTCCTTGATTGACCAGAATGGTTACGCTATGTTTCTTCACCAGCACCTCCTCTATAACGCTGGTTGTCATGCGTTCGTACTCCATCCCTAAGCCTCCGGTCATGCTCGTTCATCTCATCGGCGTGCCATTGGCATTCAGCACAAGGACCGCTCCAGAGCCACCGTGTGTCCGCAGGCTTGTCAGCATGATAAATGTCGATAACGTGCCACCATCCCTTGCGTTGTTGGTCCTCGACTAGGGTATAGCGCACCAGTTCCCCGCAGTCGACAGCGTTCATGAGCTTGCAACGTCGCTCTGCGAGGCCTAGGGTGTAGCTAGCGTAGACGCAATACTCATAGTTCTGTGCGTCGAAGACCCCAAAGCCCTCGAAGTCTGCTTGCAGGCCTCGCCTTCCACTGGTCGCAGACACGTAGTATCGTGCATCATTGAGGCCTGTAGGCTTGGGCTTTTTGGGCTCGCCCTCCCCCCAGTTCTCCTCGATCCACTTACTATGCGGATCTTCTGGAATGACCTCGACAGGAGTGATGTCGCCGGTAGAGAGGGATTGGATCTCCTTGATCAGGCGTATGCCTCTCGGCTTTCGCTTTCGAAGGTACCAGGGCACAGGTTTGTAATGTCTAGCCATTGCGCTTGGTCCTCCAATACCACACTATGCCAAGTCGGCCGATGCTAAAGAAGTGCAGTCCACCTTTGTGTTTGTAGGTCATTTCGTCCCCCTTTCTAGGATAATCGCCAGCTCGTTCAGCTCATCGAGGGTATCGCACTGGTCGATAAGCTCTAGCACGTTCCGCTTGAAGTAATCCCCATGGCCTATATGGCGATAGGTATGGGCTTGGTTGCTCAAGGCCCAACGCAGCAGCTCTCCAAGGGTATGCTTGTGGCTTGCCCCTGGGTACTTCGCATAAGTGGTCATCGTAGGTGCTCCATCCATCTAGCCATCTCTGCATGGAGCTTAGCTCCACGGTCCTGATAGTCGCAGACTAACTCTAGCTCTCCATCCTCCAGGGCTTCCTGGGTCAGCCTGTAGAGAGCCTGTAGGCGCCTCTGGAGTATAATCGCCGTGGTGTAGGCATGCTGGATGATGTTAATCCTCTTGGCTTCATTCATCGTTTGTCCTCCTTGCTTTGTGATCTTCATACACTCTGGCCGCTAGGCCTAGGGCGATGACAATCGTGGCCATATCGTTGTGTCGCCGCTTACGAGCAGGTAGAGTATCGCGGCTATCTGTCCTAGCAGAATAACGACCACGGTCATCGCCACTCCAGGTATATCGCCAGGATCATGAACGCCGGTATGGCCGATAGTGTTAGCAGCAAGGCTAGCTCCATTGTAGGCTCCTATTGTACCACACTTTGGTGACGAAGTCAACCACTGTGTTCTTGGGTAGACCTTATACTCTATGGCACCCTTATGCGGTCTAACCTTCACCGCCCCGGTGTGCCCTATAACCTAAGTTATATATATATGATAGATAAGTTATAGGGCTATAGGGGCGACGATGGTTAGACCGCTTAAGGGATCGCTAGGGGTTAAGGCCCGTTCTCGTTTCGTCCGATTTCGGCCGCAGAAGGTCGCTGGTGCGTTTTGCCTCCGGTCGGCTACCGAGGTAGCGGCGAGTTGTGTTGAGCGCATCAGCGGGCTCCTGCGGGCGTTTAGCGGGCTATCGGCGAACGACCGTCCCCTGCAAAACGCAAGCGCCCCAGGCCGAGGCCCAGGGCGCTAACAGACCAGCGATGTTAGGGAGGGCTAGTCCTCCCCTTTCTCCTTGAGCATGGCCCGGTTAGCCTGGATGAAGGCCTCGATCTGCTCCTTAGCCTTGAACAACCTCTCCCATTGGCTGCGGTATAGCGTTACCGGCCACCGACCCATGCCGTAGAGTGACACTCCGCCCTTCTCCGACACCTTCAGGGTGAGCTTACCGCCTTGGCTATTCCGTAGGGCCTCATTCTCGGCCTGGAGCTTGCGGATCATAGCCATCAGCTCTTCGTTGGTCACCTGGGTAGTCATCGTCGTCTCCGTTGGGTTAGGGCTAGCCGCAGTGGCTGCCACGTCGCCTAGTATGCGAGGTTACATGTGGCGGAATTGTGGCGGTAACTCCCCACTCGAATACCATTTTGCATGCATCAGCGTCATGGCTGCTATGCGTCCGATGCATACCTGCGGTGCAATTGTACCGCATTGAGGGTCGATCGGCGGGGCGGGGGGCCAAAAGTCGGGGGTGGCATCGAGGCCCAGGCCACCCACCAATCCGCACCGAAAATTCCGATTGTATATACTTGGTCTTTGCTATTGACTTTCTTGCCCTTATGTGTTATACTGAACACTAGACTGGGCCACTTTGGGCAAGGAAGATGAAAGGGAAGTTTCCGCTAGATATTCGGATCACCGGGGTTCGGGCGCTGGGGCGCGAGGATTTGGCGAGGTTGAGCGAGCCGAGGTTTGTGCATCCGACGAAGCGGCTGCGGCAGAGCCATCATCAGCTTGCGTTGTTGGAGGCACAGGGGTATAGCACGACTGAGATCGCCAAGCTGACGGGATACAGCCCCCAACGGGTCCAGACCCTGAGGCACGACCCGGCGTTTGCGATGATAGTGGCGGAGAAGGCCAAGGCCATTAACGAGGCGGCGACGAAGGAAGTGGCGGATCTGATGGCGCAGAAGGCCCAGATCATGGCGGCGATGGATCGGCACATTCTTGACCACGTCGAAGAGATGGACGAGCGAGGGGAGCTGATCCCTCTGAAGACGGCCCTGGCGATCAGCGCGGATATGTCGGATCGGGTCGGCTATGCGAAGCATTCCACGCATACTTCGTACGACGGAGATTGGGGGAAGAAGATGGAGGAGATGATCGCCAGGCGGCGGACCAAGGCGATCAACAACGTCCTGCACACAATTGAACAGCCGCCGCAGGCTGTGAGCGCGGCGCCCTCGGAGCGGAGTGGATTGGAGTCTCCTTCGACGAGGGCGCCGCTGCAACTCCTGCCCGGCGGACTAGTGACGAGGAGGTAGCTCCGCATCGAGGAACGGACTGTGGAGGCAGTTCGGGGGAAGAGTGAATGAGGTAGAACGAAGGAAGAACGCACCGGACCCGTTCGACGGCCGACCCTCGACCGAGGGCGACCAGCTTCTCAAGCGTTTGAGGGAGTTGCACCAGCCCCCGAAGGAGAAGAGGGATGGACGAACGGATCTTTGAGTGGCTCACCTCCCTCCGTGATGACCCGCTTAGCTTCGTGGAGGAGGCATTTCCATGGGGTGAGCCGGGATCACTAGAAGCATTCCATGGACCAGAGCCCTGGCAGAGAGCTGCCCTGGAGGCGATCCGCGACGGGCTGGCTTCCCCCAACCAGGTGATCCAGCGAGCCACGGCGACAGGCCATGGCGTCGGGAAGTCAGCCCTGGTCGCCTGGGTCTGTCTCTGGGCCTTTACCACTGCCCCGGATACCCGAGGCGTGGTCACCGCGAATACGGAGACGCAGCTAAAGACAAAGACCTGGGCCGAGCTGGGCAAATGGTTCAACCTGTTCCGTGGCAAGCTCCTCTTCAGCCTGACCGCCACGGCCCTCCTGAGCAAATCGGCTGACAGAGAAAGGACATGGCGCATTGACCAAGTCCCTTGGAGTGAAAAGAACACAGAAGCCTTTGCCGGAATGCATAACAAGGGAAAACGGTTACTTCTTATTATGGATGAGGCTTCCGCCATTCCAGACGTCATCTGGGAGGTGGCTGAAGGTGCTCTTACCGATAGCGATACTGAAATTATTTGGCTGGCGTTTGGAAACCCCACTCGAAACACAGGACGGTTCCGCGAATGCTTCGAAGGTGGGCGATTCGCCGCCTACTGGGACACCTTCAGGCTCGACTCCCGCTCCGTCAGCATAACGAATAAGAACCAGATTGCCCGGTGGGTCTCTGCGTATGGTGAAGACAGTGATTTCGTCCGCATTCGTGTCAAGGGTGAGTTCCCACGCAGCGGTCTGATGGAGTTCTTCAGCGCCGAGGCTATCCAGGCCGCGATGGAGCGAGAGGTGACGACTTCGATCACTGATCCGCTGGCCCTCGGGGTCGACGTGGCGCGTTATGGCAAGAACAACAGCGTTTTGTTCCCCCGCAAGGGTCGCGATGCTCGTTCGATCCCCCGTAGCTCGTTCAACGGCCTCTCCACCGTCCAGCTAGCGACCAAGGTCTTCGAGTTTGGCCAACAGTACCGCCCCGACGGTCTTTTCATCGACGGCGGGGGCGTAGGGGGCGGCGTGGTGGACCAAGTGCGCCAGATGCATCTCTTTTGCCACGATGTACAGTTCGGATCGAAGGACGATGTGGGGGGATGGGCATGGAACAGCGATGGGGAGCGATACGCGAACAAACGGGCGGCAATGTACGGGGCCCTGCGCTCCTGGCTGCGGACCGGAGCGATCCCCAACGAGCCAGAGCTGCGCACCGCTCTCCTCTCGATCCGCTACACCCACAATGTCCGCGACGAGATCCTTCTAATCGCCAAGGAGGACATCCTCGACGAGAACCCCGACATCTTGATGGACGACATCGACGCTTTGGCCCTCACGTTCGCCTACCCCCTTGCCTCCCACGCCTACGCCGGTGGCGACCATCCTCAGCAGCCGATCGTCCAACACGAGTACAACCCGTTCAGTGATGAATGGATGGCCCCACCCAAGGAGCGAAGCTATGGCCCACGCCCCATCGAGCAAACATACTACCAAGCCGAAGGCTAAGCATCCGGCCTCCGACCACCTCCGCGCCGCAGCGGATGCCCTCGACGCTATGCATGCCCAGCAGATGCAACAGCCCGGTGCACCACCCATGCAAGGGCCAGGACCCATGCCGCCTGGAGTTAGCCCACTTGGAGGCTTAGCACGATGAGTGGCATCTTCGGCGGAGGAGGCGGAGCGCCGCAGCCGCAGTTTCTTCCCATGACAACCCCAGCGCCGCTCCCGGCTCCACCGCCTAACCCGCCGATGTTCGGCGCTCAGGCTACCAAGACGAAGGGCACCCAGTCGGCGACCCAGGGCTTCGGGGCTAGCGTCATAGGTTCCGTTCCAGCCCAGCAACCACAGCGCACCCTATTAGGCTCACTATGATCCTTGTTCCCAATGCTTCGCAGCCTCAGCGACCTAAGCCCTCCGACCCATACCTGCTGATGGCGGCGGCGACAATGTTCAAGAACGGGAACCTGACCGAGGAGCAGCGCCGTTCCCAGCCTGTTCCACAGAGCGAGGCAGATGCGCTCCAAGAAGGGGCTGCTCCGCAAAGGGATGTCGGACCAGCTTCCTACGGCGGGGCAACTAGGGATTAGTGACATCGACTCAGCGGAGGCCATGCCTGGCCACATGTCAGCGAGGAAGTAGTGGCTGAGCAACCAAATACCGGTACAGGTCCCCTCTTCGGCAACTTTAAGCCGATCGTCCGCGATCCGTCGAAGGGCGAGATGGAGCTGCGCCGTCGGGCCGAGAGCCGGCTCATGGGCCTCCGGGTCAACCGGTATTCGTGGTGGTGCCACTGGCGTGAACTCGCCGACTACTACCTCCCCCGCCGATACAAGTGGCTTATCACGCCCAACCAGATGG